GGGACTATCAACATGGTCTTTACCTCAGTTTGAGCTATCTGTTCCACACTGACGGGATAGAGCCGTTTGCCTGTGTGCAGACATTCACCCCAGAGGAATGTAACGAGATAATTCAAATAGGGCAGAATGGGTTAGAGAACTCTATTGTGCTGGATGGGGAGAATTGGCGTAAGAGTCAGACAAGTTGGATTGCTCCTTCTAAGGAGCATGAATGGATCTATAAGAAGGTTAGTGCTGTATCTAAGGTGCTTAATGAGAAGTTCTTTCAGTTTGACCTGTATGGCTTCGCCGAAGATCTCCAGTTTGCCAAATACCCAGTAGAGGGCAGATATGATTCTCATATCGATTGTATCTATCATGGACGCATCAGGAAGCTCTCTATCTCTGTCCAGCTATCAGAGGGGTACAGTGGGGGTGACCTAATGATTAACTATGGGAAAGAGTTGGCTATGCCCCGTACCCAAGGAGCATTAACAGCCTTCCCCAGCACCACCCTGCATAGCGTAACGCCGGTAACAGAAGGCGTGAGGTACAGCCTAGTAGGATGGATAACAGGACCAAGATTCAAATGACCAACAAGCAGCTAGAGATTCTAGAGTTCGTCCAGTCCTTTATAAAGACCAAGGGCTTTGCTCCATCCCTGCAGGATATCGCAACTGGTCTGGGACTAAAGTCTAGGTCAAATATCCACAGACATATCCACATCCTAGAGCAAGAGGGGCGAATTAACATGAAGCCCCATAAGTTCAGGACAATCCGAATAGCCCCATCATTGGATGAGATGTTGTCTATATGAAAGAGTGTGGAACATGAGCGACCTCCTGACCAGAGAAGAGATCACTGGTTACCTGAGTATCCTTGATACCCTGCCTGCTGGTTCCCCGGACATAGAGAAGATAGATCAGCTATTCAAGGCAGATAAGAAAGAACGCTGCAGGCAGAACTTCCTGCCCTTTGTCCGCCAGATGTGGGGAGCATTCATCCCCGGCAAGCATCATCAGATCATGGCAGATGCCTTTGAAAGAGTCGCAAGAGGAGAACTCAAGCGGCTGATCATCAACATGCCGCCTCGTCATACAAAGTCTGAATTTGCTTCCTTTCTATTCCCCTCTTGGTTTCTGGGCTTATACCCAGAAAAGAAGATCATCCAAACAGCCCATACCGCAGAACTCGCCGTAGGGTTTGGTCGGAAGGTCAGAAACTTGGTAGGGTCTGCTGATTATCAAGAGGTCTTCTCGACCAAGCTCCAGTCGGACAGCAAAGCAGCCGGTCGCTGGAATACAAACAAAGGCGGGGATTATTTTGCTATTGGGGTTGGGGGTGCGGTAACAGGTAAAGGGGCAGATGTCCTTATCATCGATGACCCTCATTCAGAACAGGAAGCGATGCAAGGAACCCCGCAGGTGTATGATCGGGTATTCGAGTGGTATTCATCCGGTCCTAGACAGCGCCTTCAGCCCGGGGGGGCAATAGTGATCGTCATGACTAGATGGAGTAAAAGAGATCTGACAGGTCAGATCCTTAACAATGCCATCAAGAGAGACTTGGAAGACTGGGAGGTTATAGAGCTACCCGCTCTTCTTCCTAGCGGCAAGCCCTTGTGGGCTGAGTTCTGGAAGCAAACAGAACTAGAGGCTATCAAGGCAGAACTCCCAGTAGCTAAGTGGGAAGCGCAGTACCAGCAGAACCCCACCTCAGAGGGTGGGGCTATCATCAAGCGGGAGATGTGGAAGATCTGGGATAGAGAGAAACCCCCAGAGGTTGACTACATTATCCAGTCTTGGGATACCGCATTCGAGAAAACCAACAGGGCAGATTATTCCGCATGTACAACATGGGGAGTCTTCTATAGGGAAATAGACGGAATTGAACAAGCTAATATTATCGTGCTTGATGCGTTTAAAGAGCGTATGGAGTTCCCAGAACTCAAGCGTACAGCCTATGATCTGTGGAAGGAATGGAACCCTGACACCCTCTTGGTGGAGAAGAAAGCAGCGGGTGCGCCGTTAATATATGAGCTGAGAAAGGCAGGTCTGCCTGTTTCGGAATATACACCGGGGAAAGGGTCAGATAAGATAGCGCGTGTAAACGCAGTGTCAGATCTATTTGCATCAGGAATGGTATGGCGACCAGATACAAGATGGGCAGATGAATTGGTAGAGGAGGTGGCTTCCTTTCCTAATGGGGACCATGATGACTTGGTTGATTCAACCACCCAAGCATTGCTCAGATTTAGACGAGGCGGCTTTATTCATCTCTCCTCAGATGAGGAAGATAAAATGTTTATTCCAAAGAAGGCAGCGTATTACTAAGTGGGTAAAAATATCTCTAGAACCAAAAGACCTCTTGGACATAGGGACGGTCAGAGGATATCTATTGTGGCATCTTTATGGAATAAAAAGATTCCTAGAAGACCCAGCAAAATGGTTACGCAGACAACAGAAGCTAAGAAGGACAAATAAATATTTATTAGAACTGGCAAAGCAGAAAATGCCAATGTATGACCCTCCGTCTACAGACGAAGTTAAAGACTTTATCCACCAGTCAAAAAATAGGAAGATAAATCATGGCGATTAGTAAATCATTATATAACCTGCCGGTAGGACTAGACTCTACAGAAGAAGAGGCTGTTGAGTATGAGTTACCAGTAGAAGATGATGGCAGTGTTATTGTAGAAATTAATGTTGAATCATTTGATGACAATCTTGCAGAGGTAATTCCAGAGGCAGATCTGGAATCTATTTCATCAGAAATATTAGACGACATTCGTACAGACGTTAGCTCCAGAAAAGAATGGGAAAGAACATATAAAGAAGGTCTAGAGCTATTGGGATTGAAGATAGAAGACCGTACAGAGCCTTGGGATGGGGCTTGTGGCGTGTTTCATCCAATCTTAGCAGAGTCTGTAGTTAAGTTTCAGTCAGAGACAATTATCGAGACATTCCCTGCGTCAGGTCCAGTAAAGACAAAGATTATTGGAATGGTCACCGCTGAGAAAGAAGAAGCTGCGGCTCGTGTTTCTGAAGACATGAACTATCAATTAACTGAGAAGATGGTTGAGTATCGCCAAGAGCATGAAAGGCTTCTGTGGAATCTGCCGATTTCAGGATCGGCATTTAAGAAAGTCTATTATGATCCAAGTCTCTGCCGTCAGGTCTCGATGTTTGTCCCAGCAGAAGATGTAATCGTTCCTTATGGTGCGTCTGATTTATTTTCCTCGCCAAGGGTCACGCATAGAATGCGTAAGACCCCGAACCTCATCCGTAAATTAATGGTTGCTGGTTTCTATCGGGACATAGAGTTAGGTGACCCCGATACAACCGTTACAGAAATAGAAAAGAAGAAGGATGATGAGGTTGGCGTTAACATTATTGAGGATGATCGTCAGCTTATCTATGAAGTGCATCTTGATTATGATATGCCGGGGTATGAAGACCCCGATGGAATCGCTCTGCCTTATGTTGTCACCATCGTTTCCTCCGGTGAGATTCTATCTATCCGCAGAAACTACCTAGAAGATGACAAGCTACGCGAAAAGCGTATGCATTTTGTCCATTATCCCTATATTCCCGGCTTTGGCTTCTATGGATTTGGATTAATCCATCTTGTTGGTGGATTTGCTAAGTCTGCCACCTCAATTCTGCGTCAATTGGTAGATGCTGGGACATTATCCAACCTTCCGGGTGGATTTAAGTCCAAAGACCTGCGTGTTAAGGGTGACGACACCCCCATAGCACCGGGAGAATGGCGAGATGTGGACGTAACTGGGATGACAATCAAAGATTCGATCATTCCCCTGCCATATAAAGAGCCTTCAGCTACCCTTTATCAGCTTTTGCAGACCATCGTAGAAGAAGGGAGAAAGTTTGCTTCAGTTGCAGACCTGAAAGTGGGGGATATGTCAGCTCAAGCCCCTGTCGGGACGACCCTAGCGATCCTAGAGCGGACGCTAAAGGTCATGAGCGCAGTCCAAGCCCGTGTTCATGCAGCAATGAAGCAAGAGTTTAAACTCCTAGCAGGCATTGTTCGGGATTACACCCCTGAAGACTATGATTATGAGGTTGATGTCTCTATAGATAACGCAAGAAAGGCTAAGAAACAGGATTACGACATAGTCGAAATCATCCCTGTATCAGATCCTAACGCATCAACAATGGCTCAACGGGTCGTTCAGTACCAAGCAGCACTGCAACTTGCCACCACCGCACCTGCTATCTATGACCTGCCGCAACTCCACAGGCAAATGCTAGAAGTGTTAGGAATCAAGAACGTAGAGAAGTTAGTTCCAGTAGAAGATGACATTAAACCTAAAGATCCAGTGTCAGAAAACATGTGTATTTTGTCTGGAAAGCCGGTTAAAGCGTTCCTTTATCAGGATCATGAGTCCCATATTAAGGTGCATTTAAACGCCATCATGGACCCAAAGATGCAGAAACTGATCGGTCAAAACCCACAGGCTCCTACCATTCAGGCGGCTTTGCAGTCTCATGTCGCTCAACATGCTGGGTTCCAGTATCGGATAGAGATCGAGAAGATGCTGGGCGTTCAGTTGCCTCCGCCGGACGAGCCATTGCCAGAAGATATCGAAGTGGCTTTGTCAAAGGCTATAGCCGATGCCTCAGACAAGCTGCTCCAGAAAGATCAGGCAGAAGCTCAACAAGAGCAAGCAGCCGTTGCTCAACAAGATCCTTTGGTTCAGATGCAGCAGCAAGAGCTGCAATTGAAGCAAGCGGAACAGCAAAGAAAGGCAGCAAAAGATCAGGCAGATCTAGAGTTTGCAAGAGAAGAATTGCAAAGCAAGGATCAATTAGAGCGCCTGCGTATTCAGTCTCAAACAGAAATAGGATCAATGCAAGTAGAAGCAAGACTCTCTGATAACCAAATGAATAGGGAATTCAAAGAGCATGAGTTGCAAATCAAACAGACCCTAGAAAATCTGCAGATAAGTTCAGATCTGTCCAAATCAACTCTGGATAGGGAGCTAAAGCGAAGTTCTGCTCAGGCTAAATTAACTTCAGACGCATTAAAGTCAGGAAACGATAGTGGAGCTTAAACATTATCTGCATCGGGAATTGAGTATAGATCAGCAAGGACTGAAGGATACACTCGCCTTCAATCCTGTTGAAGATTTCGCCGCCTATCGAGAGATAGTAGGCGAGATTCGTGGTATCCAGCGAGTGCTAAGACTGTTAGAGGATTTACCTGATGACTGAAGAAGCAAGCAAGTTAGAACTACCAATACCCAAGGGCTACCGAATCCTGATTGCTATACCGAAGAAGGATAAGGAGTTTAAGGATTCAAAAATATTAATACCTGAAGACCAAAGGCGTAGAGAGGAGACGGCATCAATTGTAGGAGTTGTTGTCACCCTAGGTTCTATGGCGTATCAAGACCCTGAGAAGTTTCCAGACGGTCCTTGGTGTGCTGAAGGCGACTACATCATTATGAGGTCGTATTCTGGTACGAGGTTCAAAATCACCACGCCCGAAGGTGATCAAGAGTTTCGCATAATTAACGATGACACCGTTGAGGCTGTTGTTGCTGATCCACGGGTTGTTACCCGCATTTAAAGGAGGAGTTATGGACGAGAACTATGAAACAGAATCAGACGAACCGGAAGAGAAGTTTGAAATAGAGGTCGTAGACGATACCCCGGAGGCTGATAGGGGAAAAGAGTATCGGGCAAAAGGAGATGTAGATGCCTCAGAAGATGAGATATCTCAGTACTCCGATAACGTAAAGAAACGGATCAAAGAGTTAAGTCGGGCTTATCATGACGAGCGCAGAGAGAAAGAGCGTCTTGGTCGTGAGCAAACCGAAACCGTTAGCTTTGCAAAGCAACTTGCCGTGCAAAACAAGCAACTGCAAGACCGTCTTTCTGCTGGTGAGCTAGAGCTTGTAGAGTCAAGCAAGCAGCGCACCGCAGCTCAGATGGCTCATGCAGAGCGTGAGTACAAGGATGCTTTTGAAGCGGGTGATACTGACCGCATTATTGCAGCCCAAAAACTCTTGTCGGAAAATGTTGTTTATAAAAGGGAACTTGACAACTATCAACATCAGTATCAAGCCCCTTTACATCACGAACAAAAGGTAGTAGAAAGACAACCTGAGATTGTCCCTGATGAACGCACCCAGCAATGGGTTGAAGAAAATGACTGGTTTGATAAAGACTCAGTTATGCGGGGCGCAGCTTTTGGAATACACGACGATCTGGTTAAGACCGGATACGTTGCAGGTTCAGATATCTACTTCGAGCGCTTAAACGCTCGCATCCGGGAGGAATTCCCGCAAAAATTCGGGTCCAAGAGACCTGCCGCGAATGTTGTTGCTTCTGCTTCTAGAGGTACAGCGGGTACTAAAAAAATCTCGCTTACAAAGTCTCAAGTCGCTCTTGCTAAACGACTTAACCTTCCACTAGAAACTTATGCGGCTTATGCTGCCAAGGAGCTTAACAATGTCCGATAGAACCCCACGGGATGTAGTAACACGCACAACAATGGAACGTAAAACGGCTTGGACACCTCCGTCTTTACTTCCAGTACCAAGACAAGTAGAAGGCACTTCTTATCGCTGGATCAGAAAGATGATGCAGGGACAAGTAGATGACCGGAACATGATGTCGAAACAAGAAGAGGGCTGGATTCCTATTAAAAGAGAAGATCACCCGGAATTGCAGTATTCGGGTAGGACTACAGGACTCGTCGAAACAGGCGGATTAGTACTTTGCAGTATGCCTACGGACTTTGTGAACCAGCGGAATGCTCATTACCGCAAGATCACAGATGCCCAGACAGCCGCTGTAGACTCTAATCTAATGAGAGAAAATGATCCTCGTATGCCTCTTTTCAGTGAACGCAAGTCGTCCACAAGCAGAGGCAGGGGAAATTAAAGGAGTATTTAAATGGCTTACCCTACTATAAATGGACCTTATGGGCTGCGACCCATAAACCTGATCGGTGGACAAGTATATGCTGGAGCCACTCGTCAGAGGCAAATTGAACCAACATACGCTACCAATATTTTTTACGGTGATTTTGTAAAGAATGTTGTTGGTGGATATATTGAGCTGGATAACGGAACGACCGCTAACACCCCTGTTGGTGTGTTTCTTGGTTGCACCTACGTCAGCGCAGTAACGAAACAGCCGGTTCAGTCACAATACTACCCAGCATCGGTTTCGGTTCAGCCGAACACTTATATCCTTGCTACCGTTTCAGATGATCCTGACCTTTTGTTCCAAGTCGCAGTTTGCTCAAGCGGAGTTGTAATGGCTACCGTTACGCAAAATGCAATTGGCACGAACATGTCAATTCTGGCAACCGCTGGTAACACAGCTACCGGAAACAGCAGCTTTTCCGTTCTAAGCAGCTCACCAGCAGCTACCAGCACGTTCCCAGTACGGGTTATCGATGTTATCCCTGAAACAGCTCCTTCGGCTGGCAACTACGCTGAAGTAATTGTTAAGATTAACTTCGGTATTCATCAGTATAACAATGCAACAGGTTTGGCTTACGCCTAAAAGGAGTTACTTAAATGGCTGCTATATCACGCGCACAACTGCTAAAAGAGTTACTTCCGGGGCTGAATGCCTTATTTGGTTTGGAGTACGCTCGTTACGGCGAAGAACACAAAGAGATTTTCGAAACAGAAACCTCTGAGCGTTCCTTCGAAGAAGAAACAAAACTGGCTGGCTTCTCAGCAGCACCCGTCAAGAACGAAGGCTCTGCCATCGCTTACGACAATGCTCAAGAAGCTTGGACCTCACGCTATCAACACGAAACTATCGCTCTTGGTTTCTCGCTGACTGAAGAAGCAATCGAAGATAACTTGTACGATTCTCTCTCAGCTCGTTACACCAAGGCTTTGGCTCGTGCTATGGCATACACCAAGCAAGTTAAGGGCGCGAACATCCTGAACAACGGATTTTCAGGCTCTTACCCCGGTGGTGACAATGTTGCATTGTTCAGTAACGCACACCCATTAACCGGTGGCGGCACAAACAGCAATATTCCATCTACCCCTGCTGACTTGAACGAAACGTCCTTGGAAGCGGCTGTTATTCAGATCGCTGCTTGGACTGACGAACGTGGTTTGCTGATCGCTGCTAAACCTCGCAAGTTGGTTGTTCCTCCTTCACTGATGTTCGTTGCAACCCGTATTCTGGAAACAGAACTGCGTACTGGAACTGCTGACAACGACATCAATGCATTGAAGAACAACGGTTCGATCCCCGGTGGATATTGTGTCAATCACTTCTTGACCGACACCGATGCATGGTTCCTGACCACAGACGTACCTAACGGTCTGAAGCACTTTGTGCGCTCACCATTAGCTCAGTCGATGGACGGAGACTTTGATACGGGCAACGTCCGCTACAAGAGCCGTGAGCGTTATAGCTTTGGCTGGTCAGATCCTCTCGGAATGTTTGGTTCCGAAGGTCAGGCATAAGTAGTATTTGTGCTAGTTTGGGGGACTTCGGTCCCCCTTTCTTTTGTCCCTTGACACTGTTTATATAAGGTGATAAAAAGATAATAACCAAGAACCTCGACTCATACAGACTGGCTTGGCAGACATTATAGAGACTGTATGGGCATGTGCTATAACACAAAGGAAATATATCATGGCAAAAACTACTTTTTCGGGACCAGTGCGGGCTGGATATCAAGGCGGAGACGCAAGCTCACAAGGACCTTTAACTCCGGTTACTGTTAACTCTGGTTCAATAGTTGAAATAAATACCGGCTCTGGAGCGTATGGTTTTTATACACGCATCGAGCCAACCACAGGTTTTGGTTCTAGCAGCTATCTACTTCCGGGTGAAGCATATGGTGTGTTTGGGCGCACTCAAACTGGTGCGCCGTTTGCTACAACCCCTACAACAACTTTTAACCATATTACCGGTGTAGCTGGTAATTTTGCGGTTATTGGTTCATACGCTAATAACGGTTTGATGTCCGGTGTAATGGGCATTATTAATACCAACACTTTATCTGGTGATGCCGCTGTTATGGCATTTATGCAGGGTGACTCCGGTGTGACAACTTGCCGCGCAGCGTTTGGTGTTGCAATGGCTCAAACCACAGCAGGTTCTGGCTTTACATACGGTCTGGACTTGAAGATGCAAGACCCCGTTGCTGATGCTGGTGGTCCTTCTGGAGTTATAGCCTACAAAACGGCTGAGATTCGCCTAGCTAATGATGCTGCCGCTGCTCCTGTTGTCATCAAGGTAGGTAATTTTGTTGATGGTGCTGCTTCTGGTGTAGGCAAAGGTTCGTTAGGTATTGATTCTACCGATGGACTATTGTTTGTATCTGATGCTTCTGGCAACTGGCAAGCCGTTACTGTCTAATGTTGACTCATGAAGATCCAGAAGTCGCTACGATTGTGGCGCTTCTGGAAGCCCAAAGAGACTATGCAATGGGACACGCCGCCAAACTTGCTAAAGAAAATGCTGAGTTAATAGCAAAGATTAGCAGACTTGAGGCATCTAAACCGGCATAGTCTCACCCTACAGGAGATTGATCATGGGTATGCAATATGATGTATTAGCCTCGTTTCCTTTGACGGGAGATGGGCAACTAGAGAACCAAGCGCAAGAGAGCCTTGGACGGATTCGCATAAAGGCTATTTACGGAACTTCTGGAGCTACCGCTGGGACCATTTCTTTTTATAATGGCACAAGCAATTCCGATCCTTCAGTTATTCTTCTTCCTACTCCAGCCGCAGCAAATCAAGGCGCATTCTTCTTGCTTATTCCCGGAGAAGGAATCTTGGCTCAGGATGGTGTATATGTTGACACTGGAACTGCGGCATCAGTAATCGTTATTTACGGGTAAAGCATGGAATCGCAAACCCTAATTAACCTAGGGGTCGGGGTTATTCTGACAATAGTTGGATGGCTCTCAAGACAGCTCTGGGATGCGGTAGAAAGAATGAAGGCAGACATTAAGAATATTGAGATAACACTTCCTTCGCATTATGCGAGGAAGGATGACATCCAATCTAGGTTTGATAAAGTTGAAGTGATGCTAGAAAAGATCTTCGACAAGTTAGACCTTAAACAAGATAAGGCATAAACATGGCAGACCAAGCCGCATATACCGCAGGATTGAATAAATCGACTCCATCAGAAGCAGAACGCGCAGAGATGAAGCGTATCCGTGATGAATACGCAATGGATAGGGATACTAACCTTGGGTACGAGAAGGCTACACGGGCTACCCCTCCTGCTGGCATGACTCCTGTTGGTCCTCCACGCAGTCAGCCTATTCGTAGAGCTAAGGGCGGGATGATCTCTGCGTCCAAGAGAGCAGATGGCATTGCAACTAAAGGTAAAACCAAAGGACGGATCATATAATGGAGCAATCCAGCGATACCGGAAGAGGTCCAGTGCTTGCAAGGGCGGTAGAGTATGCAGCAAATTCGCCGGGAAGGGGTCCGGTGCTGGCTAAGATGGTGAAGCTGGGGGAAGAAGATCCCGGTCCGGGTCCAGTCCTAGCAAAAATGCTAAGGATGAACGAATCTGGGTATAGAAAAGGTGGACCAGTCAAATCATCAGCCTCTAAAAGGGCTGATGGAATAGCCACTAAAGGTAAAACCAAAGGCAGGATGATCTAATGAAGGCTAAGAGATATGATATGGGTGGATCTGTAAATGGCGGCACTCCTAATCCGTCTCCATTGCTTTCTATTAATGCGCCTGACAATTCAACACCGGCTCAAAAGCCGGGGTTCTTGAGCGTAGCTCCACCGGTCGGCATGAAGAAAGGCGGATCAGTTAAGGGTGTACGGGGTGGCGGGATAGAATCAAAGGGCAGAACAAGAGGGAGGTTTGTCTAATGGGTGCTTTAGCTAATATGGGATACGGCGCTATGCTGGGTCCAGATCTCCAGAAGAAGATGACCAAGCCGTTTGATAAGGCATTGTCAGCTACAGAGATGGACGAGCCTAATAAAGAAATGATGAAAGAAGCTGGATACAGGAAAGGCGGGTCAGTTTCCAAGAGAGCTGACGGCATTGCCACTAAAGGCAAGACCAGAGGGAGAATCGTATAATGGGAGCAGGAGCATCAGCGCCAACAGGAGTGGGGTCATCCCCAGCTCCAGTAGTAGCGCCACCGGTATCTGCACCGATTGCACCAGTGGTTACCCCGACAGCTACTCCGTCCTCTACGCCACAAGGCGGTAAGGGCGGACCTGCAACCGCAGGAGGAGCGCCATCAGTTTCTCCAGTAACGCCGTCAGTGTCGCCAGTGGCTCCTACAGCCCCTCAGCAGCCTCAATACAATCCGTTCATGCAAACCTATGGACAGAACAATACGCCGCAGCAGCAGATGTTTAATCGCTTCCAGCCGCCGCAACAATTCCGTCAGACAGTTGCACAGCCTGCTCAGGGTCCGGTATACGCAGATCAGAGTTTAAACGCTCCGGGCAATCAGCCGCAGCAGTTTCAACAGCCGCAGCAACAGCCGCAGTATGGTAGGTTTGGTCAGCAGCGTGGTTTTATGAATCAGAACAGAGGCGGATATGACCGTCAACTTGATCAACTAAGGGGTCAAGGTCAGTATGGTCAACAAGGATCGCAAGTGGCGTTTATAAATAACCTTCTAAGGGGTCAGTCACAACTACCTGCAACTGGTCAGCCAAGCACCCCGCCAGTGGGCGGTAAGGGCGGAGGATCATCTCCAACAGGTTTGCAATAATGAAAAAGGCTAAGATAGCCATAGTAATGAGGGAGTTTAAAAAGGGGTCACTCAAGTCCTCATCAGGACAGAAGGTGACCAATCCGAAGCAAGCTATCGCTATCTCTTTAAGTGAAGCTAAACGAGCAGATGGTGCAGCTAAACGTAGCAAAACTAAAGGACGGACTCTATAATGATGAAAGCAAAAATGATGGCTAAGGGTGGTATGCACAAGATGCCTGATGGTAAGATGATGAAAGACTCAGCCATGAAAAATTTGGCTAAACATGCTGCTAAACCCGCTTCCAAAGCCCACGCCGGTCTTAAAGCTGGTGGCATGGCTAAAGATGGAATGTCAGGGTTCCCAATCAAGCGCAAGGGTCCAGTAGATAAAAAGACTGTTGCCAAGTTAGCCAGCAAGATACTGGACGCAAAGATGGGAGCTGCGCCAATGGTTTCTCCAATGGCTCCTCCGATGATGTCTCCGGGCATGAAGAGTGGTGGCTCAGTGTCTAAACGCGCTGATGGAATCGCTCAACGGGGTCGCACCAAAGGAACAATGCTTCGCAAGGGTGGACGGGTCTGCTAATGTTGCCAAGCCGTGGAATGGGTATTATTAGCCCAGCCAAGCTCCGTAAGATCAAGAAGCGTGATGGGGATAACCCTGTCACGCTGTATAAACACGGCGGGGCTATAGGAAAGCAGCCTAAAGCTAAGTGATCAAGTGGGCTGAGTACCGAAAAGAATGCGGCAACGTGTTTGATTGGATAATACGGGCAACAGAAGAACGTAGAGACATGAAGTCTATTGAGGCAGAACGCTTCAGAGAGCTTTATGTTAAGAAGCCAATTGTAAATAAGAAGTAACTTATTATAGAGACTCTATAATGGCTAAGAGCAAAGTTAATGCTGCTGGTAATTACACAAAGCCTACCCTTCGTAAGAAGATTGTGTCTCAGGTAAAGGCAGCGGCAACTCAAGGTACTGGCGCTGGGGAATGGTCTGGACGCAAGGCTCAACTTGTAGCCAAGAAATATAAGGCTGCAGGGGGTTCTTACCGTGACTAAGTGGTCTGACAAGCGCAAAAAGTCTATAGACTGCGATAACCCAAAAGGTTTTTCAGAGAAGGCTCACTGCGCTGGAAAGAAGATGGCAGGTGGTGGATTAGCTAAACCGCAACAGTCTCTCAAGGACTGGGGCAAGCAAGACTGGACCACCAAAAGTGGTAAAAAGTCTTCTGATACAGGTGAGCGATACCTTCCAAAGGCTGCAATCAAAAGTCTCAGCCCAGCAGAGTACGCAGCAACTACCCGTGCAAAACGTGCAGGCAAAGCAGCAGGTAAGCAGTTTGTAGCGCAGCCCAAGACTATTGCAAAGAAAACAGCAGGGTACAGATAATGGCTAAGACTCCCGCTTGGACTAGAGCTGAAGGTAAATCAAAATCTGGCGGATTGAATGCCAAAGGCAGGGCTTCATATAACGCAGCCAATCCAGACAAGCCCGGATTGAAGGCTCCGCAGCCAGAAGGTGGAAGCCGCAAGAAGTCATTCTGTGCCAGAATGTCAGGAATGAAAAAGAAGCTGACATCCGCTAAGACGGCAAATGATCCCAATAGCCGCATAAACAAAAGCCTTCGGGCATGGAAATGCTAAATGACCACATCAGGCACAGCATCATCTAACCTAGACCTCACTAACATTATTGAGGAAGCGTTTGAGCGCTGCGGGGCAGAGTTACGCACTGGTTATGATATCCGTACAGCAAGACGTAGTTTAAACCTCCTGACGGTCGAATGGGCTAACCGGGGGATAAACCTGTGGACGATTGAGGAGGGTGAGATACCGTTAGTTCTTAATCAGGTCTCATACAATCTGCCTGTTGATACGATAGATCTTCTAGAACATGTAACAAGGGTAGGAACGGGTTCAAGTCAGCAGGACTTGTCTATAACCCGTATTAGCGTATCTACATACGCAACCATCCCTAACAAGAACTCAACTGGTCGTCCTATTCAATTGTGGGTTAACCGCCAGTCAGGAGCCACCTACCCAATAGGTGGCAGACCAGAAGGCACAGACCCCACTACCGGGGTGGACCATCCGCAGATTTATGTATATCCAGCCCCAGATCAGAGCGATTACTACACGTTTGTCTACTGGCGCTTACGCAGGATACAAGACGCAGGCAATGGTATTAACACCCAAGATATACCCTTCAGGTTCCTTACCTGCCTGATTGCTGGCTTGGCATATTACCTCGCCGTCAAGATAGCTCCAGACCGCATACAGTCCCTAAAGGACCAGTATGAGGAACAGTGGAAGTTTGCTGCCGAAGAAGATAGAGACAAGTCTCCAGTGAGATTTGTCCCTCGCAGGGCTTATATTTGTGGGTAATAGGTTTGCGTCCGCCAAGAACTCGATTGCAGAGTGTGATCGATGCGGGTTTAGGTTCAAGCTAACACAGCTAAAGGCTTTGATCATCAAGACAAAGCAAGTTAATATAATTGTTTGTCCTGAATGCTGGGAACCGGATCAGCCTCAGTTACAACTGGGGATGTATCCAATTGACGATCCGCAGGCTGTAAGGAATCCTAGAAAGGATTTAAGCTATTTGCAGTCTGGTAATAGCGGGTTACAATTGGTTAACGGATCTGGTACGGCTGTTGATGAAAACGGCTATCCTGAAGGCGGAAGTAGAATTATCCAGTGGGGCTATGCTCCTGTTGGAGGTTCTAGAGCAAACGATGTAGGGCTAACACCAAACTATCTAGCTTTATCATTCCAGCTAGGAACAGTAACAGTAGTCACAACTTAGGAGTTAACATGAAGATTATAATCGCAGCCGGTAAACCTTCAGCAGGAACCGCAGTTAAGAAATTCAGTAAAGGCGGAAAGACCAACCTACAAATGAAAGAGTTGGGTCGTGGATTGGCTAAGGTTGCTAATCAAAAGGTCTCTTCGTTCAAGTACAAGAACTCTGGGAGCAAATAATGGCTATTCCAGAAAAAGCATCTAGCGTTAACCCTAGCCAGCCAAAGCCAATTACTGGGCTATCAAAAGAGGATCTGGGTAATAACGGATATCCAAACAATATCCCTAACACACAGACCCAGAAGACCCGTGGTACTGGAGCCGCTACTAAAGGCACAGGTCACTCGAAGAAGATGGGCTAATGAATTACACGGAACTATCGCAGACGATTAAGGCATATTGTGAGAATGAGTTCCCACAAACAGTCAGTAGCTTTACGTCTGTCCAACAGATCAATACATTTATTGATCAAGCAGAGCAACGGATATATAACAGCGTTCAGTTCCCTTCAATACGAAAGAATGTCACTGGGGTATTAACCGCTAATAATCAATATCTGTCAGCTCCCGGAGATTTTCTGGCGGTTTACTCGTTGGCTGTTATAGACACAATAACTGAAGCGTATGATTTCTTGCTTAACAAGGATGTTAACTTCATACGGGCTGCTTACCCTATCAAGACAGATACGGGAAAGCCGCAATACTACGCCCTGTTTGGACCAACAACCACTAACGATGCACCACCTATCATAACGAATGAACTGTCATTCATTCTTGGACCAACTCCTGACTTGGCATATGACGTAGAGCTTCATTACTATTACTACCCTGAATCAATCGTTACAGCAAATACAACATGGCTTGGGGATAACTTTTATAGTGTCCTGCTTTATGGCGCGATGCTAGAAGCAGCAGCGTTTATGAAGTCAGACAAAGACGTTATGGAAAATTACGTTTCTCGATATAATGAAGCATTGGCGCTTGCTAAACGTCTGGGTGATGGCATGGAAAGACAGGATGCTTACAGGTCTGGGCAAGTACGGATACCGGTTAAATAATGCCATTTACTGGAAACTTTACCTGTGACGTATTCAAATCGGGAGTTCTTGATGGGAACTTTGATTTTGGTGTTGGCACAACAAACGTATTCAAGATAGCACTGTATACCAATGCATCAACTCTTGATCAGGATACCGCTGCCTATACAACTGTTGGTGAGGTTGTAGCGACTGGGTATACTGCCGGTGGCAATGTTCTGTCTCCAACCTTGAGCATACTGGACGGGACCGCATTTATCACCTTCGCTAATACCTCATGGACAAGCGCATTGACCGCTCGTGGAGCGCTTATTTATAAGGTTGGTGGTGCAGCGGTTTGTGTTTTAGATTTTGGTTCGGATAAGATCTCGACTACAGTATTTCAAGTAGAGTTTCCAGCCGCTTCCAATACTTCAGCAATTATTAGACTTTCTTAAAGGAGCTTCAAATGATCTCAAATAAAGCAGTTTCTGTAGATAAAGTAGGCGCAAGCGTTCTGCTAAGTGGTGCAACAACCTCTGCTGCTGGTGGCGCTGGCGTATTTACGATCCAATGTTTTGGTCAAGACGGCAAACTGAAATGGGAAGAAAAGAACCCAAATTTGGTTGTTAACGTAGGACTTCAAGACATGAATGACAAGTACTTTTCTGGGTCTACCTATACCGCAGCTTGGTATCTAGGTCTGATTACCGGTCCCGGTTCAGGTACAACCATTGCTGCAGGGGATACCTTAGCCTCTCATGCAGGATGGACTGAGTACACAGACTACACAGGCGACCGTAAAGCTGTAACTTTTGGTTCTGCAACTCTTGCCGATCCTTCAGTTATTGATAACTCAGGCGCACCTAGTGCGTTTGCTATTACGGCTCCCGGTGGCACTGTTGCCGGCGCATTCCTTACTGATGTAGATACAGGTACGTCAGGTATTCTGTTCTCAGCTTCTGACTTCCAGTCCCCCGGTGATCGCGCTGTTGTTGCTGGTGATACCTTGAATGTTACTTACACATTCAGCCTTGACGCTGCATAAGGAGATATAAAAATGGCAACAAAATTCACTAAAGGTCAAAACGTAAAAGTTCAAGCAACCGTTCCTCAAGGTCCAGTACAAGCGCTTCGCATGACGGAAGATGGCGATTTCTTCTATCACATTGAGTGGACTGATGCTGAAGGCGTTTCACAAAACCGCTGGTTTCCAGAAGCTGCTTTGACCGAAGCGTAATGTGTTTGGAATCTCATCATTTGCGGCTGCGCCATTTGCGTCACTAGCAGGAGCCTTTCTCAACGCTGAAATTAGTGAGTCTGCTTCTGCTTCTGATACTGTATCAAATAGTGCGACCGCAAATCGTGCGATTCAAGAAATATCAACATGTGCTGATGCAGTATCTGCACATGTCAATCTAATATCTTCCATACAAGAGTCTGCCGTTGCCGAAGACTTGGTCTTTGGTTACACGGATATAAGCCGCTCTATTAATGAATCTGCTACTGCATCAGATTCTATTGTAGGTCAGCCTGCCACTCCTGTATTCATAATTGAGTCAGTTGCTGCAACAGATGCAGTAACAGCAGCCGCTGACCTTAGTTCAGCAATAGATGAGGCTGCTGCAGCCTCTGATCAAGTATCAGCCCTTCGTGAGCTACCCGGATCAATACAAGAATTCTCTACCGCATCTGACCAAGTGTCATCCGCTGTTGGGTTTGCTTCGGATATTGCAGAAACCGCTACTGGCGCAGACCAAGTCTCTGCCATTGCTACATTCTTAAATAATATTAATGAGTCAGTTACTGCGACCGATACAGTTGAGGCTCTCGCTGTATTTGAGACTGCAGTTGATGAAACCGTTACAGCAGCAGATCAAGCAAGTTCAAGTGAAGACTTTGCCTCAGCCATTACAGAGAGTGCCACAGGCGCGGACCAAGTAGACGCAACTTGCAGTTTACCCGGAAGCATTGCAGAGTCGGCAACTGGAAGCGAGCAGGTCTTTGCGGCAGCTATATTTGCTGTAGATGTCCATGAGCTAGTCACTGCACAAGATACGGTAGTAGCGGTAGCTACATTTGTTGCGGCTATAGATGAATCAGCTTCTGTTTTAGATGCCGTCACAGCGGCTCTAGACTTTGCCGTAACTATTGAAGAAGAAGTCACGGCATCCGATCAAGCAAGCAGTAGCGAGGACTTTGCCTCGGACATTGCAGAGAGTGCTGCCGCAGAAGACCAAACCTTCTCAGTGGTAAGTTTAAACGGATCGGTAGATGAGTCGGCTGCTGCATCAGATGAGGTCTTTGCTCAGGCAGATCTTGCGTCTCTTATTGAAGAGTCTGTAATAGCATCAGATCAGGTTGCCGCGCTTATAGATTTTCAAGTAGCAGCGGATGAGTCAGCTTCTGTTTCAGAGACTGTCACGGCAGCGCTAGATTTTGCAGTGGCTATAGATGAGTCAGTAACGGCTGCAGATCAGGTAAGCGCAGAGGAGGTATTTGCATCGGCTGTAGCAGAAAGCGCAACCGCAGAAGATCAGGTCTTCTCATCAGTGAGTTTAAACGGAGCAATAGATGAGTCGGCTACTGGGCTAGATGAGGTCTTTTCTCAAGCGGACATGAACTCGGCGGTTATAGAGGTTGTCTCTGCTTCTGATGCTACGGCAGCTCAAGCCACATTTGAAGTTGATATAGCAGAGCAGGTAGCGGCATCTGAGCAAGTAATTTCTGGGGCAGACTTCAGTTCAGAAATTCAGGAAAGCGCTACAGCAGAAGATCAGGTAGCCTCTACTTACAGTATTGGCAGCTCTATACAAGAGTCTGCCGCTGGGTCAGAGGTTGTGCAGGCATTAGCCTACTTGAATGGATTCGTTAATGAGGGAGCCTCTGCTTCAGATTCCATTGAAAGCATGGCAGAGTTCCATTCAAGCATACAGGAGTTGATTAACGCTGCTTCAACTACATCCGCTGCCGCTAACTTTATATCCACAGTTAATGAATTTGCTCTAGCCTCAGACTCTCTTACTAGAAGGCTGCTCTGGGAAGTAATTAATACTTCAGAATCTACCACTTGGGATACAATAAATACTTCAGAAAGCACAACTTGGAGTACAATAAATACTTCAGATACAGGTGGTTGGCAAGTGATAAAAACTCAACCATAATAGGGACATATGGCACTCATCTTAGCTGACAGAGTAAAAGAGACTTCCACCACTGCAGGTAGTGGCACATTTACGCTTGCTGGAGCTGCCGCGGGTTTTCAATCCTTTGCTGTAGTTGGCGATGGAAATACCACCTACTACTGTATCGCAGGACAAGGTACTAATGAGTGGGAAGTCGGCATTGGAACCTACACGTCTTCCGGTACTACACTAGCCCGTACTACAGTCCTATCCAACAGTTCAGCAACAGAGCCAACAGCTCTGGTATTTGCCGCTGGGACCAAGGATGTATTTGTTACCTACCCTTCAGAGAAGTCAGTCAATCTGGACGCATCAGGTAATGCAACTGCATTAGGTACTCCAGTAGCCTTTACAGGTACAAACATAACTGGCACTGCAGCAGGTCTTACAGCAGGAGCCGCAACAGTATTAGCTACGGCAAGGAACATAGCCGGTGTGTCTTTTAATGGTTCGGCTTCTATATCAATACCATTAGAGAATCTATCCGATGTGACAATTGGCACTCCGCTGGTTAATGAGTTGCTTGGATATAACGGCACGGCTTGGGTTAATATCCCGCCAAACTCGGCATCAGCCGGGACAGGGGTTGTATTTTATAACGCCACTCCAGTCATAACTGCGGCAGGAGCTAACAACGATGTAGCCATTCTTACCTTTGCATCCATCCCAGTAACAACGGCAGAGCAGGTCATTACCGGAACAGCAGTTAGCAATACTGTGCTTTTCTCTGCTTTTATCACTGTTGCTCTGAATAGACTTCTATTTGATGCCGGGGTATATGACTTCACAATATGGGCTGGTGTAGACAGCATTGCTGGCGGCTCTGTTACAACCATTACTAGACAGATATATACAGCCACTCCTTTTGTAGTCGGTACTGTAACTACCACAGGCACAGGATCAAGCCGCACAGCTACAGCATCATCAGGAACGCCCTTTGCTACTTCGGTGATAGATGCTTCTGCTACAAATACAACTGCATCATACTTACAAACCCCCCAAGGTCTATATCAGATAACAGCTAGAACCTCTGACACGGTAGTAACTATTACCACACCTAGTGGGTATACCAATGAATCAGCAGTTGCTGGTACTGTATGGAAAAAACTATTTGGAATTACTACCCCAGAAATAACATCTATATCCCCTAACTACACTGACTTTGG